GCCAGAGCTGCAGCGTCTCGACGACAGCCTGCTCAACGTGGTGTGCCGTGATGATCTGCCCGAACACCTGTGTCGTCGTCATCGTCACGGCAGAAACTCCCCTCTCACGATCCACGCCTGCAGATCCTTGACGATCTGCCGACGATCATCCTCACGGAACTCCAGCGGCTTGCGAGCCGGCATGGTACCGTCCTTGCGGCCGCGCTGATGCACGCCAGCGTACGGAACCTCGGTGCCGTACTTGAGCTCCTGCTTACCGATCTCGCGGATGGCTCCTTCGGCGTAGGTGTTGGTGAGGGAGTCGCGCAGCGCGTGCGTTGCGTGGAGGATGCGCGTGTCGAGCCCAGCTCGCCGCTTGGCGTCGATGGTGGACTGCTTGATGGGACGCCAGCCACTGCTCGCCCGGCCACCCTCGGTGTCGAACTGCTGGCGCTCCCAGCCCTCGATGCGATCGACGATGTGCTCGAACGCGGGCTTGACGTCCTCGGCTCGCTCGGTCAGCCGCAGGATCTCGCGGTCGAACTGAACGTCACCAGCGATGTCGAACGTTATGCGCATTCCGCGAGCCACCGTCACCACCTGCTCTGCCAGCCGACCATGCCACCCCGGTCCTCGGGGAAGCCCCAGCGCGGCAGCTGGGCGTCATCGGTCGGGCCGAGAATCTCACCGCCATCGGAGCACTGCTGGCGCACAGCCTCGATGAGCACCTTGAGGTCCTCGTCCATCAGATCCTTCATCTGCTGATAGGGGCTGCGATTAGCCGACACCTGCTCCGGGAAGAACGTCAGCTCGACCTGCATCGCCGCGCGGAGCGCCACGGTGTCACGAACCATACCGACGACAGCTTCGCAGACCTCCATCCCAACGCGCTGCTGCACCCATCGCACAGCGCCATCGATGATTGAGTCCACGTTGGCAGCCGTGGGGGTGGTGTCTTCGTTGAAGGTCCCCAGCTCATTGCCATGCATGTCGCGGGTACGAGTCCGGATCAGGGCAGCCACATCCGTCACCTGCGGACGGAAGTTCAGCTCGCCTCCGACAAACACCGGGTCAGTCGGCTGGCTGGCGTCGCCACTCGCATCGAAGAACACGAAGCGGTACCAGCCGTTGGCGAGCGTCGCGGCGTCCGAGCTGAAGTCGCGGTAGTCCGGCCGTGCAGGGTTGGAGTCCGGGACGAGGGTGTACTGCTCGATGGTGGTCCAGGTGCCGGTGGAATCCGGAGCCTCCTGGAGATGCGCCTCCACCCACGGGTCCTCGTCGAACCTCGGCGTGGGCCGCACACCCTTGAAGCTGACGACGTAACTCACTGGGGCTCTCCCGTCGCTCCTCGGACCTCATGGCCCGACGATGGCCGCATAGCCGTCCCTCGTGGCCGTAGGGGCGCAGCGATTGTGCTCTTGGTGTAAGTGCCCTCTCTGGGCTTCAAACCACGTACAGCGCGTCTACGGGCCGCGTTCCCAACCTCGTCCCGAACGAAGGCGTAGACCTCCAAGGTGCCACCCTGCGGCAACACCTCGGAGGTCGTGATGTACTGACCGTCCCAGCTGGACACCGCCCGGTTCACCGTTACCGCGAGCAGCTCGGGCTCGTCCATGGTGTACGGGATCCGCGTCCGCCCGTCCGGCAGCCTGTCCGGCGTGCTGAGACTCAGCTCAGGCGGAGTGGTGTCCAGCTCGACGATGACGACCGCGTACGGCACTACACGCTCCAGGTACCGGCGGAGTTCTTGACGAAGACCTTGATGATCTTGTCGCCGTCGCCCGCGCTGGCGGTCTCGAGGTCCGCACCCTTGACGGTGGTGGTCTTCCCGGCTCCGGCCGAGATGGCCTCGACGCCGGCCACGTTGGCGCTGCCAGCGGCCGTGCCGAGCTGAGTGCCCTGGGTGTGGGTGGAGTTGGTGGCGGGGACGACCTTCACCTTGTACTCCGTGACCGCGATGTCCGAGGTCCAAGCGAACGTGACGGTGTCGAAGGTCGAGATCTTCGAGATCTTGGTGACGCTGGGAGCGCCGACCGTGACCACCGGGACCGTCGTGTCGAGCGAGATGACGTCCGTGGACTCCGCCGAAGCGTTGCCGACATCGTCCCTGATCTTGATGCGGACGGTCTTCGACCCGTCACCAGCCGTCAGCCTGACAGACTTGGACGTGGCGTAGCTGATCCACGGTGCGTTGGCTTCCAGCGTCCGGTAGTTGGCCGTGTCGAACGAGTCGTCAACGTCACCGTAGATCTTCATCTGGTAGCCAGTGGTCGGGCTGTCCGACGTGGCAATGGTGAGGGTGACGTCTCGAGAGGTAGTGGTGCCGTCGCCGGAGTTGATGGAGACCGTGACTCCAGCCGGGACAGTCGTATCGAGAGTGATTGTGGTATAGCTGGCCATCAGGTGCTCCAGTTCCCTGCGTTGTCTTGGAAGAAGAACTTGACGATCTTCGCACCATCACCGGGGCTCGCTGTGCTGAGCTCGTCGTCGGTGATGTTGACGTTGATGGTGCCGTTAGCTGCGACGCTACCACCGGACTCGATCTGCGTACCAGCCGTGTGGATTGAGTTTGTCGCGGGCACGACCTTCACTTTCCACGCCTGGCAGGCTTCGTCAACCTGGACGGTGATGTCGCTGGAATCGAACGTCGCGACAGCAGACAGCTTCGTCCGGCTCGGTCCGACTGTGATGTTCGGCACCGGGGGAGTGGTGTCCGTCAGCGGCCTCGGCAGGAAGGCCAGATGCAGCACGTGCCAGTAGTCACTGGCGGACATCGTCGCGATGTTACCACCAGCCACATCCCCAGCCGCAGCCACGTACCGCTCAGCCGCCAACACGCGATGGTCGTTACCCGTGGTAGTGGACTGGTTGGTGACGATGCTGTAGCCGCTGGGCGGCCAGCCGCTCGAGACGGTGTTGTCGTCGTCCAGCAGCCCGATCAGGAAGGCCAGCCGATCTGCGCCGGTGGTGGTAATGGTCGCGGTGGCCGGCGTCGTGGAGAGAGTGGGCGTGCCGTTGCCGGTAGCGTCTTCGAACGGCGTCCCCGTCAGCACGCAGTTCTTCACGACGAACGCCGTGGCATATGCGCCCACGGTCCCCATGGTCGCTGAAGCCGTTATGGTCGGGTTGGTCTCGGAGGCTGAGGTTGCGCGCTTCCACCAGTAGCCGACCGACTCGTTGGCGTTGTTGATCGGGGTGATGATCTCGTTCCAGCCCGCATCAATCGTCAGGTTGGCGCCAGACGAGTGCATGCACGCCACGATCAAGATGTCGTCGGTTGCGTGTGCCGGGAGCGTCGGGGTGATGGTGAATGGAGCAGTGCTGTCCGTGCTGGTAGCGAGCGTCCCGGCCGTAACGTAGATCGGCAGGGTTCCCTGCGGCCACATCGTGGGGTTGTCGCCGGTGTCGGCGGTCGCCCCGTTCACCGTCATGTCGAAGCCAGACTTGACGTCCGGCTCGGGGCTCGCAGTACCGGCCAGCGGCCAGTACGAAATCAGGTTGTCCGGAGCGATGTCGCGCGGGTCTGCACCCCTGGACAGGGCGACGATCTGCGCATCCGTCAGTGCGATGTTCCAGATGGCGACATGAGCGAGCTTGCCATCCCAGAGGTCATTCGGGGTGCCGCCGGACTGCGCTCGCCCTCCGATTCGCGTCAGATTATGAGCGTTTGGAGCAACAGACGTCGTGTTCTCAGTGGACTTCGTGGTACCGTCGCGGTACGCATACCGGCTGGCATTACCCGACGACACGAACGCCTGGTGATGCCAGTTGTTAGCGGTGAGGCCAGTAACGTTGATCTCGCCGACCGTTGCGCCATTCTTCGAGTAGACATACGCGCTAGCGGAGTACCGCTGCAGCGCGAGATACTGATCCGTAGCGGCATTGCTACCGATAGACACCAGTGTCCTGGTGACGGCGTCGGTTGCGTCTGACTTTCCCCATGCGCTGATGGTGAAAGGAGTCCCCGTGACAACCCCTCCTGCATAGGAGAGGTAGTCATCAACCGCATCGAAGACTCTGGACATCTATCTCCTCTTGGGCTGGTGGGGCGGGTGTGACCCCGCCCCTCCGACCGCTCCTACTCGCCCGCTCCGCGCGTGATGACGGCGGTGAGCCCCTGCACGACACCCTTACGAGGGTCGTTACCGGTGACGATGTTCTCCGCCTTCAGCAGCATGCGTGCGCGCTCGGGGTCGCCCTCAGAGGCCTCGATGGTGTCGTTGACGTTGGGCTCCGCGTCGCGCAGCCACAGCACCAGCTCGTTCACCATCTCGTCCTCTTCGAGCACCTCCTCCTCGTCGGGACCGTCGCCGATGTCCTCAGCCGAGGCCGAGTTGTACGGCTCGATACCGCCGTGGAGGAGACCGCGCTTGATGTCCTCGTCGCGCAGCTCCTCGCCGTCCTCCGGCAGGATCTGGCCGCGACGAGCCTCCTTGTACTGGAGCACGCTCTCGCCCAGAGGGTTCTTCCCCGGGACGTAGTAGTGCCAGCTCCGGTACAGCACGCGGTACTGCTGAGTGGTGTTCGCCTCATCACCCATGATCAGCCCGCCAGACCCGTGAACTTCAGCACGGCGTAGGGGTTGTCCACGAACATCAGCGGACGGACGGACGACTGGATCCAGTTCCGCTGGGTCGCGTTCTCGTACCACGTCTCCGTGGTGAGCGGCTGCTCGACGCGCATCTGGCCGACCTGGCCGGACGCCACGACGTACGCCGTACCCGGGGTGACGCGGTTGGAGACGTACAGGCTGACGCCGACACCCGAGAGCATCGCGCCAAGCCGGTCACCGTAGATCGAGAAGAGCGCCAGGTACTCCTGCGGGTTGATGATCCACAGGTTGTAGCTGATGCCCAGCTCGTCTTCCTCGGCCAGCTTCATGGCCTTGGCGAAGTCGTACGCCGGCCACAGCGAGTGGTTCGACGCCGAGTTGCCGGTGGTGACGACGGTGGACCAGTTGTTGCCGCTAGCCGTCCGGCTGCCGGCCGTGATGGCGGCCTCCAGCTTGGAGATCGCGATCTGGTTGATCTTGCGAACGATGGTGTTCGCCAGCTGGCGGACACGGTTCGTCAGCATCACCGAGTCGTTGCGGTCGCGAGCCTCGACGGTGACGTAGGTCTTGCCACCCCACTTCTCGACCTCGGCGACCTTCGGGACGAGCCGCTCGCTGGTGACCAGCGGGAACTCGCCACCCGGAGCGACACGCTCGACGTCACGGCTGAGGTACAGCTCGTTGTCCTGCACCTCGTCGTAGATCACGGCGCCACCCGTCACGCCACCACCAGACGAGAAGATCCGGTCGGCGACAAACCGCTGCAGCGTGAGATCCATGATCATGTGGGTAATGCGAACCGGCTGGTTCAGCATCATGTCCACGGTGATCTGGGAGTTGCTCACCGACGGCGGACCGAGCGGGTGCTCCACCGGAGCGCCCACCGGGCTCGCGCCCATCACGGGGTAGATCTTGAAGCCGTACTTCTCCTCGAGACGCTGGCGGGCAGCCATCGTCTGCGCGGCTTCGGCGTGGATCTCCTCCAGATCGACCGGGAGGTCGCGGAGGTGCTTTTCGATTGCGTTCACCTCACTCCCTCCTAGTAGAGCGCGATCTGCGCGACGCCGTTGTTGGCGACGCCAGTGATGGCGTAGCCCACAGCCACGCCGGCATCCAGCGCCGTTGCCTTGCCGTTGGCTCCGACCTCGACCTCCTCGAAGGCGTCGATGTCCGAAGCCGCGTCCACCTCGACGATGTAGCCAGCGCCACGGTAGACGTTGGTGTAGCCACCCTGCGCAGCGGACTGCGCGGCCACACCGAAGATCCTGCCAGCCGCCGTCGCGTGAGCGATGCGGATGTTGTTGCCGGTGACGTCGGTGCTGAGCGCCGGACCGCCGTAGCGGTTGCCGGAGATCATCACGAACCTGCGCCCCTCGACCGCAGCCGAGGCACGGCCGGTGACGTCCTGACCCGGCCGGTAGAACGGGATGGAGTCGGCCATGGGTTAGACCTCCTCACGGATGATGGTGCCGGGCAGCACGGTGCCGCTGGGCATGCGGGCAGCCATCTCCTTCTTGGCGGCCACGTCGGGCAGCCAGTTGGACGGGTACATCTCCCGCGACGCAGCCACGTCGCCGGAGTTGTCGGAGCCGCGCTGCTCCACCGGGACCAGTCCCGGAGCCATCTCGGCGAGGAGCTGCTGGGTCCCCTGCGGGTCAGCCTTCCACGCCTTGAGGTAGTGGTCGCGACGCGACACGGGGAACTTGCCAGCGAGAATCGCGGCATCGAGCACCTCGTCGCGCTCGCGCTCCGCCAGACGCTTCGCCGTCTCCGCGCCACGACGCGCGTTGGCCTGGACCTGCGCCCAGGTCTCGGCGTCCACGGTGACGGTGCCGTCCTTGCGGGCGGCGATGGCCGGCTCAGCGGGCTGCTCCTGCTCGGCCTCCTGCTCCTCGGTCTCCTGCGGGTCAGGCTTGGGGTCCGAGTCCAGCGCCTTCAGGATGTCCTCCTGCGTGGCGTCGGCGGGCAGCCCCAGCTTCTCCCGGATCGGAGCGAGGTCGTCCGTTGCCTTGTCGGCCACGGTGGTCTCCTTCCGTTCGCTGGTACCGGGCCGTGACTCTGCCCGGCTGGCGAAGACGGCCAGCGGCGCACCCGTTGCGGCGAGCTGCGCTGCGACGTCCTCGTATCGGATCTTGACCTCGACTGGATCGCCGAAGGTCACCTCCTCACCGTTGATCTCGAAGGGCACGCGGTAGAGCTTGCCCTCGTCGTCGTTGTCAACGATGAGCTCGTTCGGGTCGAGTCGAACCGAGCGAATCCACCACTCGAATCCGACTCCCTCGTAGTAGGCACGAGTGATGTCCGCGACCTCGACCGAGGCCGCGACCGGCTCTGCCATGCCGCCTCCTTTGATGATGACGGCCACGCGCTGCGGACCGTCGGCCTCGGCAGCCACAGGTTCACCATCCGGGTAGAACAACTCGTACAGGTCCTCGAGAGTGTCGACGCCTGGAGCATCCTCGCCCAGCAGGCTCACAGCGGTGATGACGAACAGGTGCTTGCGCCCCTGGATGTCCACATTCCGCCAGCCCTCGACAGACCGATCCGGATAGGCAATCGGCATGATGTCTGCCAACCACTCCGGCACTCCCACGTAGTCTCCGAAGAGAGTCTGCGTGGCAGCCTCGTACACGAGATTCGTCACTCGCCCCACAGCAGGCTGCTGGGTGAGCTGCTTCTTCTCGTGTCCGAACTTGATGATGGGGTTCCGCACACCGGCCGCGTTGATGGCCTGCGCAGCCCACATGAGATCTTCCTCGGTGAAGGTCGTGGTCCCCGAGCTGAGGTTGTAGGTGCCGGTCTTGGCGAGAGGCACGTGCGGGATCGTCACGAGCTTCACTCGATCTCCCCCTCAGCGTACACCGCCACCAGCGTACCCCGGCAACGCGGCCCACCCTTGCACTCCTTGTACCCTCCGGTGGGGTAGTCCCGCTCAGCCGCTGAGATGTCCGGTCCATACTCACGGCCGTCCACAGCGGTGCAGTTGGAGCAGGTGTTGGAGTCGAGCAGCTCGCTGGCGTAGATGCGCGGGTCCTCGTCGGAAGTGCGCATCGTCTCACGACGACCGGTGTTCATGGCCTGCGTGATAGCACCATTGAACTGGTCCTTGAGGTAGGCATCGCTCAACGAGTTGAGGTGCGCCTTCACCTCGGCGGCCACCTGATCAGCGCTGAGATCAGATCCCGTGCGAGCCAGTGCCGACCGTGCAGCCGCCTCGCTGAGATCGCGAGTGAGCAGTTCGTCCAAGGCCTCGGCTCGTGCAGCGATGTGTGCCGCAGCGTCGTCCAGCGCGGGCTTCGGAATCCGCACTCCCTGACGCATTGCCTCCTCCTGAGCCAGGATCGCTCCATCCTCCATCACCTCGATCAGTACGGGGCGCAGCGTGTCAGACCCGATGGGCGTGGCCTGGAGGCCGGCCAACACCTTCACGTCGCCGTCAGCGGCGATGATGAGCTTGCCCAGTTCGTCGATCTGCGCCGTGCGGATGTCAGCCCACAGCGTGGTGAGTCGGCTCACGCCATCGTCGATCTTGAAGTCGATGGCTGCGAAGTCCGTCTGCGCCGCGACCTCGTGGTCGTACGGCTGACGACGCAGCTCGCGCGGGGGCAGGTACGCCGGATTCATGCTAGCCCGGACAGCCGCAGTCGTGATGGGACCAGTCTGCGGCTGTGCGGGCACGGGCGGAGCCTCACCCCCGACGGGAGGCTCGACACCCGGCTCCGGTGTGCTCGGAGCCTCGTCTTCGTCCGGGTCCGGCGCGGTGACGAGCAGCCGGTTGCCCTCGCCGTTCGGCAGCGGAGGTAGTCCGAGCTGAGCGCGACGCTCGTCGATCGTGATGACGCCCAGCTCGAGATCGTACTGGAACGCCTTCCCGGAGGGAGCCTCGTCATCGTCCACAGGCTTCTCGGGCAGGCGATACCGCTTCCGCAGGGAGGACTCCAGATCGCCGTCAACCGTGATGAGCCCCTTATCGACCATTGTCGAGAGGTCCGCCACAGACAGACTCGGGTCCTCATTCCGCTCGAAAGTGAGGGCCGGAACGTTGGCGTCTTCACCGAAGTTCCAGTCAACCCAGTTCTCGATGATCTGAAGGTTGAAGTCCTCGACAAACCACAGGGCAAGGGCTTCCTGGGCGAGAGCCGTGTAGTCCACGAACTCCTCGCCCAGTGCCCGCGAGCCGGTCTCCGTCTGCCCGAGCTGAAGGAACATCATCAGCAGGCTGCGGGCCATCGCCTCGTCCAAGTAACGGATCGAACCGATGGTGTCGGGGAGCGAGCCGGAGGTACCCACCAACGAGAGGCGAGAACCGTTCGGCAGGACCCCACCAGCACGCTCCCCGACCTTGTACTCCTGAGCCATGGCGTCCATGGCCTCCATCTGCGCAGGGGTTGCGCCAGGCGGAGCCTCGATGATGGGGATGCCGACGCCGTTGCGCTCGTGCTTGATGGCGTCAACTCGGAGCAGACGGTCCTTGATCAGCCAGTCGCGGTACAGCGGGCGCAGCATGGAGCGGCCGACGAAGTTGGCACCCTCCTGCTCCCACACGTACGCGACCAGCTGCGGAACCTTGATGACGGGAGGGTTCCAGCCGATGTTCTGCTTGATGGAGATGAGCCGGCCAGAGGTCTCATCCACATTGATCTCGCCGATCGTCTTCGGCATGCGAGGGGAGATCTGCGTGAGGTGCCAGTACACGTCAGCGTTTCGGTACTCGCCGACCTGGCTGAAGAACATGTGACCGTAGACCGGCGCGAGCAGCGCGTGCGCCAGATGACGGTCGAAGCTGAATGTCCGGTGGCTGCGCCGGTTGGCGGGCTTGTCGGTGCCCTTGATGGGGAGGCCGAGATCCTGCGCCAGCTGCTGTACCACCCGACCTTCGGCGTCCAGCGGGTCGATCATCCACTGGTACCGGCGGATCGGGAGCGTCAACCCCGACCAGATACCCGCGATCTGCGAGTCGTTGCGCATCTGGTCGTACACGTAGACGGAGTTGGGCCACCTGAGCTCAGGGACGTACTCAACGTCATCGATGAAAGCATTCCATCCAGGCAGTCCAGACCCCGACACGATTGAAGGTGCCGGACTCCCGATGTCTCTGGTAGGAGGCTTGGTAGACATGCTCGGGAGCGCAGTATAGGTGACCCCGGTAGGCTCCGCCTACCGAGGCCACCAAATCCCAGTTGGAGACTGGGTTCTCCCCCTCTCGCGCTCGCGTACGCGCGAGGGAGGCTACACCAGGTAGTCCCGCCCAGACGACCGAAGGTCACTCCGGTACGTCAGCCTGACCAGCCGGATCGGGGTCGAGCCGAAGCTCACGCCCAGCCCGTCACCGATGGCGCAGACCACATGCCGAGGAACCCCGGCACCCTGGTCGCCGTAGAACACGCCATCCCCAGCCTCAGCCGAGGCGACGGGCTTCCAGGTGCCCTGGTTGATGAGGGTGCCGGTGTAGCCCTGACCGTCGTATCCACGCCCATTGGGGTCCGGCAAGCCGGCAGCCTTGTGGATGAGCGTGAAGCTGCTCGAACAGTCCAGCTGATACCACGCCAACCTCGAGAACAGGTCGTCGGGCATCGGCCGGTACTGGCGATAGACGTAGAAGGCGCGCAGCGCATAGAACCTCAGCGCCACAGCCTTGACACGCGCTCGCTGCGCGGCCCGCGTACCCGCCTGCGCCTTCCGCGCCTGGAGCTCAGCCCGAGCAGCCGCCACCGCGCGGCGATGCTGCCGGATGAGCGCCTGGTCGTACGCGCCGAGGAACGGCTCCAGCGCCTTCCACACGTCGGACCCGGCGTACCTGCCGCTGATGGGTCCGCGCCGAGTCATGTAGGCTCGGCGGAACCTGAGCAGGTCGTCCCGCGTGCGGCTACCGAAGCCACCCTTGCGGTTGTTGGTGTGAGGCAGCCCCTTGGCAGCCAAGGCGCGATGCAATCCGTTCTGCAGCGCCTGGACTGCCTTGGAGGTCTGACCGTACTTGACGACCATCAGTTGGGCGGGGCTGCGGTGTCGGTGTGCTCGTTGGAGGGGTCCTCGGTGACGAGCACCTCGTCCTCCAGGTCCTTCATGGGGTCCTGCTGTCCGGACTCGATGTCCTTGACGACGTCGTCGATCTCCGGGTCGGCGAGCAGCAGCTGGTACTTGGCCATCAGGTCCTCGTAGTTCTTGATGACCTGGTCGAGCGCGGTGGCGCCAGAGGTCACCGCCGAGCGGAACTGGTACGACCGCCCACCGAAGAACGCCATCGTACCGGCCAGCGCCGTGACGAACAGCGCGACCACGCCGTTGTCGGTGTAGAAGTCCGACCCGGCCGACACAGCCGCAGTCAGGAACGTCACCCACGCAGCCGCCAGGCCACCGAGCGCCGTCCCGGAACCGATGTTCACCCCGATCTTCGGGTTCACAACGGGAGTGTTATCTGCCATCGTTACATCTTCCTCTCGAGAAGGTCGTGCGTGATTGACTTGGAACTGGCCTTCTTGGGAGCGAGCACGACATGCGCTCCCTGGTAGGTGGACATCATCACGGCGTCGCCTCGGTCCGGACTGGGCATCCCCCGCTTGCGCATGTCCTCCTTGCTTTCGACCTTGATGCGGCCTGAGGAGTTGATCTCATACCGCACAGACAGCAGCTGCGAGTGCAGCTCCTCGTCTTCGGGGTCCAGGTCGATGAGCCCCTCTTCGAACAACTGGCGCAGCCGCCACCACTGCTCAGCGCGCAAGTTGACGAACTTGGTGGGCTGGGTGCTGGCAGCCCCAGCCTCGAATGCACGAACCTGTAGCTCCTGCTCAGCCAGCCGGTCGAACACGCCTGCGCCAACGCCGATCGTATCGACCACAGCCTCGGCAGCCTTGGGTCCGTCGTTGAGGATCTTGGCGACCGCACCCGCCGTCTTCATCGTGGACTGCTTGTGGGTGGCGAACTCCAGTCTCACCACTCCACCCCGGTTGCGGTATACGACCGTCTGGTCGTCACCGTACCGAGCCACGTCCACCCCGTACGTTCCAGGGCCGAAGCCCGGCAGGTCGCGCTCGATGGCCGCCCGCACCATGGCCGGCGTGATGAGCGTGTCGTCGCTGACCTCGGGGAACAGCCCCAGGACCTTGGACGTGTAGAGCGGGCTGTTCTCTCCCCAACGCTTCTTGCGCTCGTCGACCCAGGTCTTGGACACGAGCAGCTTGGCGACCTTGTCCGGCACGGGCTCGCCCGTGTATGCCGGAGTGTCGAATGCCGAGATGCGGATGTTGTTGTAGCCCGAGCCAGGAGCGCACAGCGTCGCGAAGTGGGAGCTGGGGTCGTCCGGGTTGCCGATGGCCACGACGCGACAGTCATCGTTGGTGACGAGCGTCTCAGCCGCGTCGAAGATGTTCTTCGGTACGCCGCAGGCCTCGTCCACTACGATCAGCACATGCCCAGCATGGATACCCTGGAAGGCTGTCTCGTTGTGGTCCGCAGGCTTGAGCCCCTGCGCCACCAGCTCGTCATCACCGAAGTACCAGTTGGCGTCCAAGGTGATGCGCCCCGGCAGGGGCTGCGGGTAGCTCTTGGACTTGCGATGCACGGCGCGGATGTACCGCCACAGGATGGCCTGGATCTGCCGCCAGGTAGGAGCGGTCGTGATGACGTATGGATCCTCCTTGGTATTCAGCCACCACGCCACGATCCGGCTCATGATGTGGCTCTTGCCGGTACCGTGGCAGGACTGCACAGCCGTGAAGCGGTGATCCACTACAGACCGACAGATCTCCTCCTGCTTGGACCAGACGAACTCACCCAGCCGATTCCGCGTCCACCCGGCCGGGTCCTGGTCGTAGGGGTTGTCTGTGAGTCCTGCGCCGCGCATGATGTGCTCCGTCCAACCTGCAGGCAGGGTGGTGCGCGGCTTGTTCAGGACGAGACTCGCTCGCCATCCGCCCTTGGGGTCGTACTCCTTGATGCGAGTGACCCCAGGGACGTAGCCTCTATTGGAGCGCCGGTTGAGGCTCACTTGGCCGCCAGCTCTTCGCGGTTGGCGCGGAGGACCTCTCCGTCATGGAACATCACCATGTACTGCCCATTGAGCAGCTGATGGATCACCTGAACCTCCTGACCAGCCCGGTTGAGCCGGCCAGCATCGGTGGGTCGCCACCACACCCAGCTCCCCACTTCAAACATCCGTGATCTCCCGCGCCATGCGCAGCTGAGCCAGGGCTCGATCTGCCACCACCACGTTCGCTCGCAGACGGCTGGCGAGATCACCCTTGGTGGAGTTGGAGTTGCCACGAATGCGCAGCAGCTCCACTTCCACGATCTCGAGGAAGTCGTCAGCCCTACGGAGGATCTCCGAGCAGGGATCCGGGCTCTTCCTCCGGAACATCGTCAATAGGCTCATGACAGGCAACCTCCCGGTGCCGTCTCGGTCCAGGGGTCGAAGTGACCCGTGGAGTGGTAGTAGCGGATCGCACGGGAGATGGCCCACACCGGGTCCAGCCGCTCTGCTAGCGAGCCCCAGGTGTTGAGGAACTGCAGCAACCCCGACGCCGTGGTCCCGGGCGCATCGTTGATGGCCTTGGGATTCCAGCCAGACTCCCTGGGGATGATCTCCAACAGGCAGTACCGCCCATGGGCGTCCACGTCCTGCTGGTCGAACGCGGCCTCCACCATCGCCCTCACCCCACGCCGATCCAACACGGCGTACAGGTGGGCGGGAGTCCGCTTGAACGCGCGGACCTCGCGCAACAGCTGGCTGTACACTCGCCTCTGCCAGCGGTAGACTCCGGTCTCGTGGATGAGCTGAGCCTTGATGGTCTTCTCGACCACTCCGCTCCCGCGATACCGAACCTGCCTCGGGGTGACGCCGGCCAAGATGGCCTCCTGCACGTACTGGCGTCGGACCGCGCTGATGTGCTCGGTGTGCTGCGCTCGCGCCTTCTGCAACGGGGTGGCGTGGTCGTGGGCGTCTGCCCTCCCCACCACCATCCCCCAGAAGAACACCACGCCCAACAGAACGGCGATTCCCCACTTCTGGCTTACACTCAAGATCCAGCCTCCAGTTCGAGGAGTCGCTTCCGCACCACAGCGGGAGCTAACTCCTGTTGTTCTGCAGTCAGCTGGAGGTCGCCGAGCACAGCCTTGATCAGCTGGCCCATCAGCAGCCCCCACTGCTCCGCAGCCCGAACCCTCCGCTCGTCCAGTTGCAGCTCGAGAGCCGTCTTGGAGTAGCGCATGAGCCGGTCCATGGCTTCCTGCCTGGCGCGGATGTAGACATGCAGTGTAGCCTTGTTCGACGTCCGTGTCTCGTCGATGCTACCGAGCGAGTTGTGACCTCGTGTCCGACTCAGCTCAGTTCCGACGATGTCCTCCTCGGTGAGCTGAGCGACCGCATTGTCGAACCAGAACACCTCTCCGGCCGCGATGCGGATGCACAGGAGGATGGCCTCGGCCGCGTCGATATCAGCCCACGCACCGAACCCCTCCCAGGCCTCCTTGCGCATGCGGGATGCCTCAACATCAGGCAGCGCCCCGCCATGAGCCTTACAGGGTCCTCGGTCCGTACCAGCCACACCCCAGCCTGCTGGCCGACGACAGATACGCCCATCGGCAAGCTTGGCTCCGCACACCTGCGAGTTCAACTTCGAGGGGCGTCCCATGCGGTCACCTTACCCCTTTCCGTCGGTTGTTGGCTACTTTGCGCAGATGACGCAGGTGTAGAAGCCACATGCGATACGCGCTACGCACATGCTCCTGCCCCACCACCCACAGCCCCATCTCCCGCAACACCGCATCACTCACAGGACCGGTCTTCTTGGCTGGAGCGGGATACCACGCCACGCCCCCGCTCCATCCAATCCCCGACATCCCTCGCCCCGCCACGATCCCCGCCAAGTAACACCCAATTCTACATGACGAGATACCGACCTGCCCCGTAGACCCCATCCCCCGGAGCACAAAGTCCTCAATCACGAGCATATCCGGATTCCACATCTCGACCAGGCGATACAGCTCCATCGCACCCTCAAAGTGATCAGGCATCTGGATCTGCCCATACACCTCATCATTGCGTCCAGCCACCGCATCCGCCAGATCTACACGCTCGTCTACCCTCACCCGCGCGCACACCCAACCTGTGGTCGCGCCGGCATCAACTGCGAAAATCCGAACGTCCATAAACAGCACACTCCAATTCCATGAAACCCCTTACCCCCTTCGGGGGTAACCCTTTCCCGCGCGAGAGAGCGCGTACGCACACCCGAGGCCAACCTACTCTCTTAGCACAGCACTTCGAGAGAGCGTAGCGTACGCGCGCGAGCGAACCCCACGCATCTAACCACTGGCCTCGGGGGCGCTCGTACGCGCGGGAGCCACGTACTCCAAATGCCGAATCATGTGCTCAGCCTCAAACTGATACTTCCACAGCACACTCCTCGCAGTCTTCCTCCCGAAGCCAGCCATCAGTGCTCCGGCAGCTTCCCGCGCATCCTTCACCAGGACCTCTCCATACCGATGGATCCACCGCTCCCAATCCAGCGTCGCGGCCTCGGTACGCACCTCGCCGTCGTGCGCCAGGTACTCCCAATCTGGAATCCCCACCGCCCGCAGCTCCCCTCCACGCCACAGCGTGTACGTCTGCCGACACGTCCACGCTACCCGGTTGGCCATGCGCTTGTCCAATGCGCGGAGATCTGGCGTCACCCTCGCCGGCCAATCCCCCACCACCCGACACACCGCATACATCCACTCCAACCGCTCCAGCTGTCGCAGGGCTGCGGTCTGCGGGGTGTATCCATTCCACCCCTCAATCGCCACAGCCCCGCTAGGATCCTCTCGAAGCCCTACGATTGCCTCGAGAACCTCTGTCTGGTACCTTTTCACCCAAAGCACAATCGCTGGGCCTCCTAGGCCACGCTAGGGGGCTATACGGCCATCGTACGTACAGCCCCCTCGCCCGGTTTACACGCTACCTACCTTCGCACAGCTCCGCGCGCACGCACGATGGGCATCCGGGAGTCGTCCGGAACGAACGTCACCACGACACGGATGATCCGACCGCGACGCACCTGCCACGCCAGCCGGTACCGATACCTCACAGCGACAGACTGGCAGATCTGCATGTCGCGGACGGTCCCGCCCGCCACATACACGCCGTCCACTCGCGCCACCGTCCGCAACGTCCCCGGCAGACACACGCCACCCGTATTCCAGGTTGTCGCCACGCTCAGCACGCCCCAGCGGTCTCCTCGCACCACGGACGCCGACGTACCGGCGCTCTGCCCCATGGCCGTACCGGCGAGCACCAACGCGCCGGCCACAACACTAACCATCCACTTCCGCATCCGGAACCTCCTTCGGAGTGTACATCGGGTTGAGCGCCATGAACTGCTGGTAGGCTTCCTCACTGACGAAGTACGCCAGCGGCCTAATGCAGCCATCCATCACCACCCACAGAGCATGGCGCTTACGCCCAGGGAGGAGGCCGCTTTCGAGCCTGATGTTCACACTGCCACCGGACTCAGCTCGCCCTCGCGGATCTGGCGGAGCATCTCGTTCAGTGTCAGCGGGCTGGCATCGGCCAGCGCCTGCAGCGCCGAGGGGTCCACGCGGTACATTCGCGTCATCAGCCGGTACAGCCCAGCCGGGTCTCCGGTCTGAGCGTCGTACTCCGGCAGCCCCGGACCGGTGAACAGGTGCTGCCAGTCACCGGTGATTTCCTCCAGAATCCGCCGACGCACACCTCGTGCGAACTCAGTCTGCGCCGGGAAGCCGTGCAGCGCTCGGTGGATCTCCGTCCACTCGACCTCGTTGAAGTAGATCGCCATCTTCGGGACCATCATGCCCTCGCTGCGCTAGGGTCAGCCATCCACTCGGCCGCGTTGATCTCGTCGAACTTGCCCTCGTCCACCCGACCTCGGATGGTGCAGGCGCGGTCGAACGACGCCTTAAAGGGGCAGTGCCCCAGCTGGTAGCACACCGGCCGGAACGCGGCGTCGGCGATGTGCTGATACTGCCATGTGGGCTGGTAGGCGCGGATCGCCATGATGATGCCGGCGAACACGACCCTCCAGACGAACTGCGCCTGGGTGCAGAGCCGGTTGCCGGCGTGCTCCAGCAGCGAGCGCAGGTTGGTGATGTAGTTGAGGCGGGTGGGGGTGCAGTGCGGGAGCAGCCCGCGAGCCTCCTCAGCGGGGACGCCGTTGTTGACGAGGTAGTCGTACACCTCCTGGATCCCGGTGATCGCTCGCTCCCAGGCTGCGGCCTCGTCGGACCCGGCACGGATAGTCAGCGGCAGCTGCACCTTCTGTGCGAGATCCTCCACCACGGCGAACCGCATCGACTCCTGCGCGTAGCACGCCGTGCGCTGACGCACCATCTGGTGCGTAAAGGCGCGGTCGACCCCCTCGATGAAGAAGTGGAACGTCACGGCCTCCAGCGGAGCCTTGAGGTGGGTCTCCATCGCGGCCTGCCAGTACTTGGACCGGTCGGCGTGGGAGATGTCGTTGAGGGAGTAGGTGGGCTTGCCCTCGTACATGCGGCACATCGCGGCGATCCCGCCCAGCGGGTCCACCGGGGCCTGCAGCAGCCGGACAGTGATGCCACCGTCCTGGATGGGTGCCTGGTAGTACTGCTGGGAATCACCCCACTTGATGATGTCAGATCCTGACACGCTTGCTCCTCGTGAGTGGAAGGATGGCCGGGCCGCAGTTGTGGCAATGGTGGACGGCAAGCGGCCCGTCTGGACCGTCCAGCTCGGACAGGATGCGGGTTGCTCCCGCGTCCCCGGCGTCAGCGCCGCAACGCACGCAACGCCAGGGGCACGGGACGCCGACCAGATCGTCCACCAGCCATTGGCGCTGGCAGGCGATGCACCACGCTCTGCGTTGCGCGTCGTCGTCCCACACGCTGGTACCGAACCGATGGCAATGCGGGCAACGTACACGGCTGATGATGAACGATGACGCCCCCGCCGAGGGCTCGGTCACCTGGTCGTCCTCACGCAAACGAACCGGCCACGTGGCCTGGCCCGCTGCGACGCGCAGTCGCATGTCGTGCATGTAGCGGATGACCGCATTACTGACCTGAACCTTGAGGTTCAGCTCTTCCTCCTGAGCCCGATACAGCGCGAAGGCTGTGGGCACGTCAGTCAGCAGCCTAGCGTCAGCCACGGTCCACCGCGCGGGCTGCTTACGAGCGTAGCTAGCGGGAACGATGAGCCTGCTCACGGCGCTCCTCCAGCAGCTGGACATCGCGGTTGTAGAACTGAGCCTCGGGCTCGGTGATGTGCGCCTCGAACAGCCCGCTCGGGTTCAAGTAGCACTCCATGCGCAGCTCGCGCAGCTCGCGGTGCCGCATGGACCACGGCTCCAGCATGATGGCGAGGTCGGTGATGTTGCCCTGCGGGTCCTCCCGGTAGACGATCTTCCGGCCGGGAGCCAAGACCATCTCGTGCTGCTTCACGACTTCTCCTTGAGTCGATAGGTTCCGCCCGGATCCATCTCAACGATGGACTCTCGGTACCACATCGAGGCGTACGGACCCCATTCGCCACGAGCCCAGTACTTACGAGACTCGTCGCCCATCTGCGCCCACACAGCCCAGTGGTGAGGCCGCTTAGCAGCCCCACCCTGAGCGTCCTGCTCTACCAGCTCCGGCTCGCCCACAGAACCATCTCCGTGCCGATGATCATGATCAGCCAGACCAAGATCAGCGACAACAGCACCACACACAGGAACGTGAACAACCGAGTGACCCAGTCTTTCGGCATGAGCTGATAGTTCTCCGTGTTTCGCCAGGGGACCTGTGTCATCAGCCCGTGACCGGCGGAGCCTCGCGACGCGGGGGCACGCACGTCACCACCCGGCGCAGCACGCGCCGACCGTCGGCCGTCACCGCTCGCATGATCTGCGTCCGGCGGAGGTACGGGGCTGGACACGTCTTCCGCTTGGGCACCGCGCAGCCGAACTTGATGCGCCACTTGATCCCGGCGGTACGGAGCGCGGTGCAGTCGCGGACCTTGGGCGGAGTCGGCGGGGGACCGTAGGTCGGCGGAGTCGGCGGAGGGTTGTCGGCCGGGGGCTCCGGCGCAGTCGGCGGGACCAACGGGCTGCAGTCCACGCTCGCGCGGGCCGCCACCGACCACGCCCCACTCCATCCGATGCGAACCAGCGCCTCGACCGTGTGGACGCCGGCCAACGTCAGCGGCACCACAACCTGCGCGGTCGGGCCGGTCCAGGTGTGACGGCCAGACACGACCTCCACCCCATCCACCAGGACGCGGTACTCGCGGGTCCGAGTGGAGGTCGGGTTGTACCCGGTCCAACCGAGCGTCGCGGCTGAGCAGTTCACCGAGGACCGCTCGGTGTCGGGGTTGGCGGCTGCCGGGGCAGCCATGACGCCGCAAGCGAGAGCCGCCACGGCGAGGGCACGAATGTTCACTGGTTCTCCTCGGAGAGGGAGTGGATGAGGTCGTCGATGTGCGGTGCGTCCGCCAAGAAGCGATACGCAAAGTCCACACAGGTCTTCAGGTTGTCGAACGTCCCGGTAACCGGGCGGATGACGATGTGATGGACGAGGCCGGTTCCCTCGATCACGTCTCCGTCGCCATGCTCGTACTCGATGTCGGGCTCAGCCCACACCTCGTAGCTGTCGCTCTCCATGAGCAGGATCGCGCCGTCACGGCCACGAATCATGTGCTTCTTGATCATAGGTTCGTCTTCCTAGTCTTCGGGGTCGATGACCCACATCTGCTGGACATAGATCTCGCGAGCGGTACGGAATCCGGGCTTGTATCCCCGGACGAGAACCACGTCGCGTCCCAACTTGGTCTTCCAGATCTGATCCTTGAACTTGGGATAGACGAACCGATTATAGCGGAGGTTCACCGTCTCGGTTCCATCGTATCCCGCGATGAGCATGAACTCGTTCAGCTCAGGGTTCTTTACCGTTGAGGGGTCCAGCTCCTCCCCGGTTCTGGCTCGGTTGGACTCGAAGATGTCTCGGAGGTTGAGGTGGACGGCGAGGCCGATCCACACGATCTCCACATCCTCTCCAGATTCGTAAGGCACCTCCAGGGCTGTGTGCGTGGGGTTGGGGAGCTGAGTATACTGGGCCACAAGGTCTCTGGCTACAGCCAGCCTACGGTCCAGTGCAGTGATGTCGAAAGGATCGTCCTTAGATGTGAACTCCTTTACCTTTGCGATCGTGGTAGGTCCGATCCCGCGCACCGCCAAGTAGTCGTCCCACCGCTTGACCGGGTTGAGCCGGCGAAACTCGATCATCTGCTCAGCCGTCTTCTGGCCGATGCCGCTGATCTGGGAGAGGCCAGCGCGGAGAACGCGGTCGTTGGGAGCGTACCAGGTAACGCGCGAGCGACGAGGGCTCGGCGGGAGCACGCGAATGCCGCGACTGACGGCGTCCCTCAGCAGCTGGCTGTGCCGGTCGATGGAAACTGCACCGGGGATCTTCTTCGCGTTGCCGGAGTCTCGAGGCGTCTTCGACAGGCTGGCAGCGTAGAACACCGCAGGGTGGTGACGCTTGAGCCACATGGTCCAGTACGCGATCAGCCCGTACGACGTGCTGTGTGCCGCGTTGAAGGCGTAGGACCCAGCCGTGATGCACATCCCCCAGATCTTCCGCGCGGCCTCCTGGTCGACGCCGCGAGCCTGAGCCCCATCCCAGAACCGCTCCCACTGACGGTTGAACTCCTGCTCGCCGTACTTCTTCGAGATGATGCGGCGGATGTAGCTCGCTGCGGTCCAGTCGAACCCACCGATCTCGGTGACGATGCGGAGGATCTGCTCCTGGTAGACGATCTGGTAGTTGGTGGGGGCGGTGATCTGCTCCAGCAGCGGGTGGATCAGCTCGGGCTGACTGGCGCCACGCTTGATGTTGATGTACTCGAAGGCAGCCCCGTTGTGCAACGGGCCGGGACGAGACAGCGCGTTGACGTCGCAGATCTCCTTGAAGGTGTCGGGGCGCAGCGCCCCACACACCGACCGCGTCGCTCGTCCCTCGAACTGGAAGATGCCGACCACGTCATTCTCACGGAAGCCCTGGATGGTCTCCTCGTCGTCCAGCGGGAGGTCATACATCTGCTCGATGGTCATGCCCAGCTGACGCAGTGCCTCAGCCAGCAGCGCCATCGTGCTCAACCCGAGGAAGTCCAGCTTCAGCAACCCCTGTCGCTCGGCGTCGTACTTGTCCATAGACACCACGTCGATGGGGTGTCCGTTCACAGTGCGGTTGATGACGGCGGTGACGTCTGAGATCGGACCGTTGGAGATGACGAGCCCAGCTGAGTGCACGCCGAACTGCTTGACGTTTCCTTCCAGGTCCATGGCGAGCGTGATCTCGGGGTGGCGCGTGAGGACCTCACCGGCTTCGTCGAACTGGCTGACTGTGTCCTCGATGGTCGCGCTCGCGCGGAGGTCACCGGAGCTGCGCTCCAGGAGGAGCCCCTTGATGACGTCGATGTCGTGCTTGGGGATGCGGTGCACCCTGGCCACATCGTCCAGCGCCAGCTTCGACTTGAAGTACGTGAAGGTACCGATGTTGCTGACGCACTCTGCCCCGTACTTCGCCACCAGGTACTCGCGCACTTCGTGCCGCCGGTCGGAGTCGAAGTCGAGGTCGATGTCGGGGAGGTCAGCTCGGCTCACGTCGATGAACCGCTCGAACACCAGGTCCGGGAACAGCATCGGGTTGATCTCCGTGATGCGCAGCAACCAGCACGCCAGCGAGGCAGCCGCAGAGCCACGTGCCGGGCCGACGACGATGCCGTGGTCCTTGGCGTAGCGGACGGCGTCCGACACAATCAGGAAGTAGTCCGTGAAGTCCTTGTCCTCGATGATGGCGACTTCTTTGCGGAGCTGAGTGCGGTACCTGTCCTGCTCGTCAGCGGGCAGCTGGTCGCACTTGCGGTATGCCCAGCCAGCCTCCAGCCAGTCGCGCCACACTTCGCTGCCAGGCCGGCCATCGTCAGACGGGTACCTCACCATGGGGAGCTTGGGGAGGGTGACGTTGCACTCCTGCGCGATCAGCTCGGTATTGACGACAGCCTGCACAGCCTCTTCATGACTGAGCCCGGTGTCGCGCAGCTTCCGGTAGACGGACCTGTCGTTGGGCGGAGGGCACAGCTGAACGTCATAGCCCCAGTCCCGCGCCATCTCCTCCAGCGTGCGACGCTCACCGGGGCGGATGTTGTGGAGGACCTGCTGGATCTCTGACTCGGTGTAGACGGTGTAGTGGCAGTCCAGCGTCGCCACCAGCGGGATCCCCAGCTCGCGCCCGATACGCGCAATCATATGGTTCGCACGACGGGTGATCTCCAGTTCGGGGAAGGCCTGAACCTCAAGATAGTAGGCGTCCCCGAGCCAACGCTTGAACCGGCGAGCGAGCGCCTTGCCACGAGCGTAGCTCGCGTCCTCGGGGGCGATGTGCTTCCCGCCGACGAGGCTGGTGAACAGCGCCGACCCCGTACACCCGGAGAGGACGATGAGCCCCTCCTTGTGCGCATTGAGCATGTCCCAGTCCACCGTCGGCTCGTAGTAGAACCCAGCTGAGTTACTCAACGACACCAGCCGCATCAGGTTGCGATACCCGATGTCGTTCTTCGCGAGTACGGTGAGATGGTTCTTGCGCTGGGTGGCTTCAGGGCCGACCTTCCCGGTATAGATCTCGCATCCGTAGATCGGCTTGACGCCGGACTGCTCTGCAGCCGCTTCGAGCTTGACGTGGCTGGCGATGTTGCCGTGCTCGGTCATGGCGAGCGCAGACATCTGTAGCTCCTCAGCCCGACGGATATGAGCCTCGGGGAGCCCATACCCGTCCAGATAGCTGAAGGTGCTGTGGTGATGCAGGCTGACGAACCGCATCGGCTTGCGGTTACCGACTCTGCGGGAGGCGATGCTCCGCTGGCGCATCTCACGCCGCACCAGGACTGGATGGTCGTGGTGGCAGTGCTCGAACGCCTTGCCCTTGATGTGTTCGTTGCCGAGGCCCATTTCAGAACTTGAACCTCTGCGGAGGCTTGGGCGAGAATACCACAGCAAGCCAGGCCAGCACACAGACCAGCCCCAGCGAGCCCAAGATGATCCACCCGATAACCAGGGCCACTGTGTTGAGGAAGTCGATCACGGCATCAGCCCCAGCAGGTAGCGGGCGGCGAAGACGTTGTAGTTGATGCCGTCCAGCGCGGAGTCCAGCGCCTCGGCCTCAGCGCTCGGTGTGGGCTGAGTCACGGAGTGCATCAACCGAGCAGCCTTCGAGCGGACGTGATGCGTGGCGTCAGCAACATCGAAGCTGGCCCACAGGTCGCCACGCTGCTCGTTCCGGTTGACGTAGATCTTCAGCGCCCTGAACATGACGTCCAGCTGCTGCCGGTTGGTCAGTGTGTCCGGGATGCCGAGCATGTCCAGGGTGGCCCCGATCGGGTCCGGGGGCGGGAGGCTCATGCGTGCTGCTCCTTCCATTTGTTGATACGGTCTATGATGTACAGCTCCGCCTCGCGGAGCGTGAAGACCGTGCGCTCGTGGATCAGCCCACGGTTCCAGTGGTTCCTACGGAGGAACCCTACCGGACCGAACTGGCGTTCGGCGGAGTCCAGCTGCGACTTGAGATCGTCCAGTACTGCCACCACGCGGTCGGGGTGGACGATGCCGGCGAGGACGGTGTACTTGTCCTCGTCGTAGAGCAGCCCGTCGTACTGGATGCGATGACGCTGCAACCAGTGCCGCGTGTCGGGGTCGGTTGAGTCCAGCCGCAGGTACGGGCGGGTCGTCGTGATGAATACCTCCGCCTGCGTCCGCAGCGAGTACATCAGCTGGTACGCGAACGGGTCCACCGGCATGCACCGCTTGCCTCCGCCCTGGCGATAGGCCAGCTTGACCTCGCGGTAGGTGGCCTTGGGGATCCCGAGCGAGTCGCTGAACTCGCCGACTCCGTCGTAGTCACGCGGCAGCGAGTGCCCGAGGTACGCCTCGGCGAACTCGATGAAGTGACCGTGGTAGTCTCCGAGGGTGCCGTCGATGTCGATGGCGACCACAGGGAGGATCGGCCGCGAGCACTTAGTGCAGAGCATTCACGACCTCATCCCACACGTCGCTGAGGAGCACGTTCTTGTCCCACTTGCCGAACCGGCCGACGTTGAGCCAGTCAGCCTCACCGAACTGCATCTGGCTCGGGATGGCCACGGACACCGGCTTGGTGATGCGAATGGAGTCCGGGCTCATGGGTGCGCCAGACTCCCACCACGCCTTCCCGAACAGGCAGCTGTAGCGGCACCCAGGGGTGTGAGGCTGTCCGTCGTAGATGATGGAGTTCTGCCCGATGCCAGTGGCCGGCGTCACGTACACTTCCACCGATCGGTAGTTCCAGTTGGGGAACAGCGCCTTCAGCGGAACAGCGTTGATGACGTAGTCATACTCGCCGACCAAATGGAGCGGACTGAGCGGACCGAGGACAGCGGGCTGGATGAGGTCCTCGTACATGTCCCACAGATATCCGTACCAGCGCACCAAGTCCCACGCGTCCACGGGCTCGTTGTCGGCGGGCATTGAGTCCCAGCTGACCGGCGCCATCAGGTCGCCGTAGACCTTGAGCGCGTAGTACTCCTTCAGACCGAGACGACGATACAGCACAGCCCCGTCCGGCCCCAGCTCCATCGGGGTGTTTGGGATCGGCTTGTGCAGGTACATCGCGCCACCCACCGGGGACGGATGCTTCTTCGAGAGAATGGCCACGTCATGCCCAAGCGAGCGGCAGGCGTGCGCGGCAATCAGGCCAGCAGGCCCAGCCCCGAGCACGGCGATGTTCATCAGATTGCCTCCAGCTTCGTGTTCGGAATCCAGGCTCCGCTCTTGCGAGGGAACTGGATCCACAGATTGATGTAGGTCCGGCAGTCGGACTCGTATCCCGCGATGCTCAGGGACACCTGCCCCTCAGCGCCGACGGGGATGGTGTTGCCGTACTGGGTTGTGTGCGCCTCGATCACGCGAACTTTCGATCCGCGCTTGATGGGCTTGGTCACCTTGTCTCCCTGAGGATGTCATGGAGGGCAGGCTCGACCTTGATGTTGCCACCCTCCTTACGAACCATGCGAGCGGTCCACAGCGTGTTGATGATGAGGTTCGCCATGTCCCGGTGGACGTTGAGAACCTCCTCGAGATCCGGTCGGCGGAAGCTGGGGTTCGAAGTCAGGAACTTCGAGAGCCCAGGCTGCTGCCGGATGTAGTCGCGGATCTGAGCGGTGTTCTGGTCTGCATGCTCGGCGTCGGTGATCAACTCATGACTGCGTTCCCGGTAGCCGAATCCCTTCATCGAGTACAGCGTGTCCATGAAGGCCACAGCGTCCTTGACGTGCTGGCGTGTGACGAGGATGGACTCGTAGTCCTCTGTAGAGCTGAATGTGCGGGCGGCGAGCGCGACCGCCACGCGAGCGATCTTCATGCGGATGTCAGCAGGGAGGACCAGCGGAGGGTCGTCCACATACCGCTCACCCATCTCCTGAGCGAGCCGGTACACGCACTGCTCCGCGCCTTCCGCCCACACCACCTGGTCCTCGGTCCGCGACCACACCCAGCGTATCAGCGCCTGGCATGCTTCAGCGGTGTGGGTGAGGCTGGCAGCGTGGTAGGTCTGGTTGATGACTTCTGTCGCCACGTCGCCAGCCGCCACAGACATCGCCAGGTCGAACCGGCGGATATCCTCGTATGCACCGATGAGCGGCCGGATAGCCTGGATGCCGTAGGTGTAGTCGCGCATCTTGCCCTGCCGAGGATTCCCCAGCCACAGGAGTCGTGTCCGAGCGTGTGTGCGCTCCGTCTGGATCTTGGTGAGCTCAGCCAGCCCGCTGCTACGGATCTGAGACATAGAGCTGATGTCCTCAGTGCTCAGCCCGCTCACCTCATCGAGCACGACGAGCCGCCGGTCGTTCAGCGGTATTGCGCCCCATGTGATGGCCCACTCATTCGACTTCCCGCCGAACTGCTGCAGACCACCGACGACGCCGGCCAACGACGCCGTCTCACACGCCACCACCTCACCCGCCCCGTAGTGCGCAGCGAGCCGCTGGCTGGTCTCCGACTTACCCGTACCAGTGTCCCCCACGACCAGCGCCTGCAGCCATCCTCGGGGCTGTAGCTCACCGTCAAAGCGGAACGCCAACACGCTATGCCACACCAAGTCCATCAGCGCGTGCATCTCGGTGCGTCCGTAGATGCGTGTCACTCCGGCGCTCAGCTCGCGTGCGATGTCGCCCAGCTTGCGGAGGGGGCGCTGGTTCCCGCGCGGACGGAATCGGCGGAGCAGCTTGATGTCCTCCTGCCGGAAGTCGAATGCATCCACAGAGGTGCGCAGCGGGCTGAGGTCCCACGCGAGGAACTCATTGCCCTGTGTGCGCGGATCTACATGCAACGCTCCGACCACCTGGACGGTGTTGTTGGGGAGGGTGTCGTGACGTCCGACCGACGTGATCTTGATGTTCTTGTATGCGCCTGCGCCATCCGCATTGGTGTGCTCTACAGACGGACGAGCGTACAGGGTCTCAATGGCCTGGTAGCGAGTGACCGTGATGTCGAGCTTGTCACACTTCACCGCGCCATACGTTTCACGGATGAGGTTCGTGAGCTGCGGCTTGGTTGAGTTGATCATCTCGAGCACGATGGGATCGCCGCGTTCGATGTCGAGTGTGTCATCCCCCTCAGCCCCGAACAGCGGACAGCGCAGACACTTCTCCCCGGCGTCGCGTGTACAGGTCAGCTCGACCTCCTTGGGCACCGAGTACCCAGGCTCGCGCTTCCCCTTGATGGTGACGGTGAGCCGCAGCGGCTTACCGAGTCGCTCAGAGTCGAACGAGTCCAGCACGTCAGCGTCATACGGGTCCAAGGTCTCGGGGTGCAGCTTATCCGAGTCCCAGGGGAGTGCGTCCGCGAGCAGCCGCTGGAACTGCTCGGGGGTACCACCCTCCGTCCAGAAGTCCGAGAGATCCTTGCCATGCTTCTCCGTATGCGGGAACGGAAGCACCACCACCCTCACCTCGGCTGCAATGCGAGCCAGGGCTCGACCGACCTTGGTGTTGGCCTTGGATCCGGTGTCGTCACAGTCATGGCAGAGATAGACCACTCTGTCCTTGAACAGCGTATTCCAGGAGCCCATCCAGGTCCCAGCGCTGGCGGTGCGGGTGATCGCGGGGAAGCCAGACTGGATCGTGATGAGTGCGTCCCACTCACCCTCACAGATGATGATCTGCTGCGGATCGCCGGCCATGATATCGATCGGATAGAGTCTGGGCTCACTGTGCCCGCGCACCTGCCAGATCTTCCGGCCCGTCCGCTGCGGATTGAGGTCATAGAACCGCACATTCACCAGCTGGCCTTCCGCGTCACGCACAGGGATGGTGAAGACCCCTTGGTCATCGTCCCATCCGATCTCATAGTTCTTCATCGTATCACGAGTGATGCCACGCCGGCCAACCAACATACCGTGTAGCGACTCGTCCCTCAGCAGCCGCCGACTCCAGCTCGCGACTACTTTCTCACTCGGAAGATCCTCGTCGCCCGTCCTAGTCTGCTGGCTCCCACCAGGAGGCGGAGCCCAATCCTCGTATGCCTTCACGAGATCCTTGAGGCTTCCTCCACCGCACTTGCCACACCACCACACTCCATTCTCGAAGTTGACGGTGGCGCTCCGCCGGGAGTCGGGATGAGTAGGACAGTACATGTCCTGCTCACCCCGCTCGCGCGGCGGACCAGCCAGATAAGGCGCGAGGAGCTTCTCTGCGCTACTGGGCACCGGACGACTTGGAGTCGATGAAGGAGTACATCACGGACCGCACCGCAGCGATGTGCCGCTGAAAGCTGCGCGGTTCGACCTTCACCTTCTGCTGCTCGTAACGAGCAGAGATCTCGCGGACGCGCTTGGTGTTCTCGAACACCCAAGACACACGCGTGTCCTCCGGATCGTTCGGCAGCAGCCACTCCATACGGAACTTGTGCCCGTCCATGTCGAGCACGGCAGCCAGTGACATGTCGGTCGTGCGGAAGTCATCCGACTCCGACGACTCGATGAGAAGCTCCTCGGCCACTAGAGCCCCTCCTCCGACTCCTCGTCGTCGGCCTCCAGCCGCGCCACGAGGGCATCCTTCTTGCCGATGGTCTTCAGGCCGCGCGACTTGCACTCGGCCTTGAGGTCGGCGAGGTCCCACTCCTCGTACGGGAGCGTCTCCTCCTCGTCCTCGTCCTCGTCCTCGTCCTCGTCAGAGGACTGGGCCTCCTCGATCGCGGTGATGAGCTTCTTCCGCTTGAGGGTGTCGGACTTGGCCTTCCCGAAGATCTCGTCCGGGTCCAGCTCCATCTCCTCGGCGACCTCGATCAGCTCATCGAGGTCCATGCCGGAGAGGTCCATCTCCTCACCCTCCTCATCGTCCTCCTCGGGCTCGTCCTCGGGCTCGTCGTCGTCCTCCGCCTCCTCGTCCAGCGGCATCATGCGGCCGACCTTGGGCGAGGGCTCGCCGTTGTAGGTGTCCGGCTTCAGAGCGATCTTGATCGTCTGGCCGACGAGCTTGTCGGTGTCGAGGTCGCCGGCAGCCTTCTTCGATCCGGGCTTGACGAGGCCGACAGCCTCCAGGAACTCACGCAGCTTCCACGCGGCCTGCGCGGACTCCACGTTGATGTACTCGAACACGGACGCATACCCGGTCCACTTCTTGCCGACAGCCTTGAACTTGACCTCCAGCCGCTCGTCCTTGCCAGACGGCTTCGTGAGGTCGCAGGCCTCGATCTTCATCTCGTACACCGCCGGGGCGGGCAGCCGCTTCATGCCGCCGGTCTCGACGTCAGACACGTTGAACTTCAGCTTGGCCATGTGAGGCTCAGCTCCTCTTGGTTGCGCGACGCGGGGTGCGTCGCTGAGTGGTGTTGCCCAGACCGAGGTTCTGCATGATCTTGCTCATGGTCGGGTCGAGCATCTCGGAACCCAGCAGGTCGGTCTGATCCTTGGCGTGGTAGTCGGGGTTGGCGTCGAACTTGAGCACACGCCTCCCCTTGGAGTCGAAGGTGTAGTAGCCGACGACATTCATGTACCCACAGATCTTCTGGGGCATTCGCTGCCCCTGGATCCATGGCATGGCGAGCACCTCTCCGGTCTCCGGATCCGTAGCGTCGAAGGGGTGCGCCGTGATACCGAAGTTGAAGCCGGGCAGCTCCACCACGTCTCGCACCCATCGTGCCAGCCGGTCCATGTTGATGCCGTACTCGCCCTTGTCGAGCCCGTAGCGAGCGCGATGCGGCTTCTCAGCCACCACCCTGTCCCAGATGTCGTCCAGACCGATATCCTGGAACAAGCTGATCGAGTCCAGCCACACCCAGGGATGCTTGCCAGAGCTGGCCTCGTGGCGCAGGTACTCGAACGCCTCGTTCATGGTGTCCCAGTCGCGCATCACCCACTCATACACATTCTTCGTACGGATGGAGCGTGTGTGGTCTACGGGCGGACGCAGGATCAGGGTGTCCGGCCACCCGCCGACCAGGCGTGTCTTGCCGATGCCAGGCCGGCCATAGAGCATGAAGTTGATCTTCTTGTCCTGGCCGATGAGCTTGGGTCCGCTACTGGACACGCTGGCACCAGTCCGGAATCCGCGCTCGGAAGAACACTTCCATGAGACCTCCAATCTGAGCCCTGAATCGGGGATACTCTTCCATGGGATGTCCCATGCGGATCACCAATGCGTCGGCTCCTCGGTTGATGAGCTCTTCGATGTTGCCGACCTCGATGCAAGCTCGGCACAGCGTGCACGCGAACCACACCGGGTCCATGATCGCCGGAGGCAGCCCGCTGGCCTCTGTGATGATGATGGGGCCGACCGTCTGATACAGCCAACCGCTCGTCAGGTCGGGCTCACCGCAGAAGTCACAGCGGTATGTCTGCTTGGGCACGGGCACAATCACCGCTTGCCCTCGTCGTAGATC